TCCAGTTGATGCATTCACATTCTTTCTCGGAGATATTGCATTACCAATATCAAATGTAACATTTTTTGTTATGTAATTAGCAGAATTTAAACTCACCTGTGCATTTCTAAAAATTATTGGATTAACTGTATCCAATGTATATGACGGAAATGTCGTATCGGTTATCTTTGATGTTCCACCATATAATCCAGTGAATTCAAATTCAAGTTTCGCTATCTCATTAAGTCCACCATTGAATTTAAAACTCCCAACACATCCGTGAACCTTATGTAATATGCCATCAATATATATATATAATGTTATACTTTCTCCATTCTGTGAACTATTAGGTGTATATGCGACTGAAATTTGAGGATCAATTTCTTCTGTAAAATTACAAGCTCTAATCAATGCCCCAATTTTTGGAGCCGTCCCTACACTTCCAGAACCCTTGAACTCAGTTGCAAATGAAACCTTCACACCTTCACCAACTTTCATCTGTGGTGGCTTCCCATATGCAGGCAATATATATGGTCTCTCAAGTGACTTTTCAATAATTTCAAATGTCGGTTTGGTCGTTATAATTGCATTCGCCGAAGTCGTCGGAATTGGATCAACTCCATAAGTAGTCTCAATCTTGGCTAATACAAGATATCTATTCGCTATCATTGTTTTCACTCCTTTCTTTCATTACTCCATCTTGTTCATTCGGAATAATATTCCCATCATCATCAATAACATAACTTCCAACCTTTTCTTCTTTAATTTCAATTAAAATCTCTTCCATTACTCATCCTCCCATTTTCGTGTTCTAAATTTTATTCTTAATGCTATTTTACCAACTGCAATTTTACGATCCTCTTGCTCTGCAGTAATCTCATCACTCAATATCTCTACATCAATCACATTGTTATCAAATGAAACATCTTTCCCAATCGCTTTATATATATCATAAAGACTATCTCTTAATTCCCTAACTGCACTTCCACCCTTCGTATAGCACAAAATATCTACATTCATTCCAGCATCCAGAACTTGCATACTACTTACCGACTTCTCACTAATCGGTTCAACTATAGTATCTTGAATGATTATGCAAGGAATTTCACTCTCCGTTATCGGTGAAACTCTCCATATTAATACATGTTCACCCACATTCGTTCTATATCCATTCGCCATTCTTATCTCTTCTAATCTCAACTTTAGCAGATCAATTATCTTTTCTCGTTGTGTCGGTATCATTTAGTCCTCTTCTCTTTCATCTTTCGATAATTCTAATCTCGTTATTCCACTTCCATCTTTATAAACACCAATAACTTTATATTGTATCATATTAACTATCAATGTATCACCTTCTTTCGCATCCACATCACTTGTTTTTATAAAACATCTCGGATTAGTATTAATAACTTCAATTCCTTGCATCATCATTCCTATATCTTCACCATCATATATGCACGGAATAATTTTCTCAACTCCATTTTTATCTCTATAAGTAACATTAATTGCAAATTCATTAGTATCATAAAAGAGATCTAAATTCTCGTTCATTTTTTCTTCTCTGAAACTGGTTTAACCTTTGCCTCTTCTTTCTTCTCTTCCTTGTTCTCTTCTGTATAATCAAATCCCCTTCCTGTCTTCACAATCTCAACATAATCCACACCTTCAACATCTACCACATCACCAGCTTTACAAGGCTTTCCATTTACAATGATATCCGCTAATAATTTTACTTTCATCTTTACCTCCATCATTTTTAATTAAAAGGGAGTGGATTTCCCACTCCCACCTTATTTTAACTAAGATCAGTTCCAACACTGAACGCAGCAGGTATTCTCACCGCAACATCAGCCATTTGTGAAACAATAACACGAATTAGATTGCTTGTGGCTTGGGAATATGGATCAATCGTAAGTTCAACTCCACCCCATAATCCCAGTAACACTTGTGAAAAATCTCCGAATATAATCTCAGAATTACCGAGTTGTGCAGTATCATATACAGGATATCCAACCATCGTCTCATTTTCATCGATCAAAAAGTCTGGATAATTAGATACCTTCGCTCTGCCTTTTAATGCAGCCCATCCAGCAGGAGCAAGAACAAATGCACAATTATCAGTTAGTGCATTAGCTTCTTTTACTTTTTGCACGAACTCAATCGCCTTTGCATATGTCATAGATGCTGAAGTAACACTATTCACACCAGTTGTATTCAGTATTCCTCTCGGTTGTCCAGATGCACCAGAACCCTTAAGAATTGCTTTATCCAATCCTAACGCAGCAGTTTTTGTGAGATCGTCCATAACAACCTGATCTACACTCGGATTAGATTGCAAGAGCAATTTCTTCGAATAATCAACATATGTTCCACCTTCTTTTGGTGCCATCTGAATTTGAGCTGTTGCAGGATTGCTTTCACTAAATGATCCAGTCTCAGTCTTCCATCCCCAAACCGCACCGCTTGCAAGCTTAGGAATATATACATCACCTTTTAAACCAGACAATACTCTTACTCCAAGTTGAAGTGTTACCATCTTATTTCTGAGCAAGTCAATAAATTCACCACCTAAGAATTCAATATTTTTGAGTTCAGCACCAGCTCCAGTTCCACCAACTGTTAAATCTCTCTGAAATACTGAATGTGGAACATAAAGCTTTCCTCTCTCTGCAACTTTTCCCAATCTCTTCGCAAACTCTCTCGAAAGCTCAGTTTCAAATGTCTCTTCACCATTAATCACAGCATTAATTGCACGACTAATTGAATATTGCTTTATCTCATTCTTTGAAAGAGAGATGTCATCGGTATATAGTGGCTTGCTATCCTGTTTCATATCCAGAACGAAACCTCTGAAGACTTCAATTGGAACTCTATCTCGAATAGCCCATTCATACGGGACCCTATGTTTCTCACCAAGAGCCTTAATCTCTTCTACTCTTTTCGCTTCATCTCTTTCATCAACTCTGTTATCGTTGATTTGATTAGTATTCATTAATTTATCTTCCATAATTTTTTCCTCCATATTTATTGTTCTTTGATAACCAACCGTTATATCCGCAGGTATTGAGACAATCGATACTTCATACGGCTCCCAATCCGTAATTCGATATACAGGCTTTCCACTAACTTCGCCTTCCTGACGAAGATCATATATCATATATGAGATTGAAACATTTCTACGGATGCCATCCAAGACATCCTGATAATTGATCTCACCCTCTGGAGATCTCGAGAACTTCACCTTCCCTTTGCACTTCCTTGCCTCTATATCAATATACGGATTAAGCACCACCCCAACAATTATATCAGGATCGTGATTGAATAATACCTGTGCACCAGTCTGTAACCGTTGCAATCTCACCGACTCTGGATTGTGATCCAGTATCTCGATATAATCATATCTATCAATCGGTGTTTCACTAGAAAAAGAAAACTCCAATATTCTATCATCCCCTTCTACCGATCTTATGTCTTGGATTTTAAAACTTCTATCAAAACTTTGTCCAATTAATTTTTTCACATCCATTTTTATTCCTCCTTAATTAATTCTTTCATTAATCTCTTATTCTTACTACGACCATTACTATGGTGTTATCTTCTTCAATCAATCCATACTTCTTCTGCAATGCCTTCTCCTTGGCTAATTGCTCATATACATCATTAATATCTCTTCCTCTATCTGCAAGAACTTCACTATTCGTTTTAAACCCTTTCTCAACTGCAAGTGC